AAATGGCTACGAATACTATTCTAACCAGTGACATGATTACTAATGAAGCACTGGCAATCTTGCACAACAAACTTTCCTTCGTGGGAAAAGTAAATCGTCAATATGATGATTCTTATGCGCGTTCAGGCGCTAAAATCGGTGATTCTTTGCGTATCCGCTTACCAAACGAATATTCTGTTCGTACTGGTACTGCGTTATCTGCAAACAACACAGTGGAAAACAACACCACATTAACAGTAGGTACTCAAAAAGGTGTGGATATGTCGTTCACAACCAAAGAACTTACAATGAGCATGGATGATTTCTCTGCGCGTATCATTGAACCTGCAATGGCGGTTCTTGCTGCAAACATTGAAGCGGATGCTTTCAATATGTACCGTGATGTTTACAACCAGGTTGGTGTTGCAGGAACTACACCAGCTACGCTTAAAACCTACTTGGATGCTAAAACTAAGTTGAATCAAGGTTTAGCACCTAAAGATGATAAACGTTGCATTCAATTAAACTCTGATGCTTCCGCTGTAATGGTTGATGCTTTGAAAGGCCTGTTTCAATCGTCTAGCGATATTAAGAAACAATACCTTGAAGGTGTTATGGGTCGCGGTGCAGGCTTTGATTGGTTTGAAAACGAACTTGTACCAGTACATACAAACGGCACGAACGCCGCCGCTGGTACTGTAAACGGTGCAGCACAAACAGGCGCAAGCTTGGTTGTTGCAGGCTTGACAGCAGCAGGAACATTGACCGCTGGTACAGTGTTTACTATCGCTGGTGTTAATCGTGTTCATCCTGAAACCAAAGCTGATATGGGTGTATTGCAGCAGTTTGTTGTTACAGCTAACGCTACAGCAGCAGCAGGTGCAGCTACATTGGCTATTTCACCTGCAATCGTTACTTCTGGTGCATCACAAAACGTAACAGCAGCACCAGCCAACGGTGCAGCACTTGCATGGGCTGATGGCGCAGCTAATGCAGCTAATCCTAAACATCTTGCTTTCCACAAAGACGCATTCGCTTTTGCTACTGCCGATTTGGAAATGCCTGATGGCGTGGATTTCAAGGCTCGCAAACAATATGACGGTATCTCAATGCGTGTTGTACGTCAGTATGACATTAACACAGATACAATCCCTTGCCGCTTGGACGTGCTTTATGGTTATAAAGCGATTCGCCCACAGTTGGCTTGTCGTATTACTGGCTAAATCTGATTGGGGGCTTCGCGCCCCCATTCTTTTATTTCAAGGAGTCTATTATGTCTTTCCAAGAATACCCGAAATGGGTTGAAGGCGTGCTGGTAAACGATGCGGAAGAAGAAAAGATCGTTGCTGGTAAAGTAACAAAAACCAAACAAGCAAAACAACACACAGAAAAAGAAGCCGCGTATGAACCAGTTGAATATCCAAAGGTTGTCGATGGCATTACTGTGAACAATACAGAAGAAGAAAAGGCATTAAAGCCTGTTAAACGTACACGCAAAGCTAAATAATGGCAGTCGCAGCTAAAACAATTATCAAAGCGGCATTGCGCCGTTTGCGTGTTATCCAGGCAGGTGAAGAACCATCAGCAGCAGAACTTGCAGATGCTCTTGAATACCTGAATGATTTACTCGGCACATTGTCGCTTGATAACTTGTTTGTTCCCCAAACAACCAACGAAACACTTGCGCTAACGCCAGGCAAGCAGACTTATACCATTGGCACAGGTGGCGACTTTGATACTTCGCGCCCTGTTTCGATTGTAAAGGCATATACAACCGTTAATGGCATTGACTATCCATGCGAGGTTATACCGCGCAATAAATGGCTAGGCATTACAACAAAGGCAACAGATGCGTCATATCCATACTGGTTGAACTATCACGACACATCACCGCTTGGCGAAATTAACTTTTATCCAATACCAACAGATGCAACCACATTCACCATTGATTCAATCAAGCAATTAACAGAATTTTCAGACGCGAATGCTTTGACCGATTTACCGCGTGAATATGAACGTTATTTGAAGTTTGCATTAGCCAATGAACTTTCGTCTGAATATGGCAAGTTATTAGTTCCATCGGATGATAGGGAGTTGCAACGTCTAACGCGCAGAATTAAAGCGCATAACCATGAACCGCTTGATGTAAACGTGTTCGGTTCACGCCGTCGATATAACATCTTTTCAGACTAATGCGCAGACCTATTAACTTCACAGGGCAGACTTATCAGGGCAGGTAGCGTGCGATTGATTCTGAAAGGTCGATTAACTGGTATGCAGAAGGCAATTCAGCCAATTCAAAAGAAATGGTTACGCTTGTTCCGACACCAGGCGCGAAACGCATTGCAACATTGCCTGGCCTAAATCGTGGTGGTTATAGCTACAATAGGCTGATATGGACGGTTGCAAGCAATACTGTCTATACAATCGCAACAGATGGAACGGTTACAAATAAAGGCGTAATCAATACATTCAATGGCAACCTAAGCTTTGCAGATAATGGTAAGACCATGCTTATTGTTGATGGTATAGATGGCTATTTATACACCAAAGCAACCGATACGCTTGTGCAGATTGCCGATCCAGCTTTCCCAAGTAGTCCTATTCAGGTTGAGTACATGGATGGTTATTTCATTGTTCTTGAAGGTGGGTCTGGGCGATTCTGGCTTTCTGCTTTGGATGATGGTTCAAGCTGGAACGCATTAGATTTTGCAACAGCAGAAGGCTCACCAGATAACTTGGTCGGCATGAAAGTGAATCATCGTCAGTTATGGCTATTCGGCGATTCAAGCACAGAGATATGGTACAATTCAGGTGATAAGGACTTTCCGTTCCGTAGAATACAAGGCGCGTTCTTTGAAGAAGGCACGCTCGCCGCTGGCTCTATTGCCAAGACAACCAATGCAGTGTTGTGGTTATCAAACTCTGAACGTGGACAAGCAGCCGTTTATATCGCGTCAGGCATTCGTCCTGTACGCATAAGCACGCTAGGCATGGAGCTTGCCTTTGATACTTACGCGACACTTACAGATGCTATCTCATACGTTGTTTATGAAGAAACCCACACCTTTTATATCCTCACTTTCCCAACAGCAGAGAAAACATGGGTGTATGACCTAACCACAAAAATGTGGCATGAGCGATCATCCAACAATGCAAGATGGTGGGCGCAGTATGGTGTTGTTGTTGGTGGCGCATTATATGGGCTGGACTATGCGTCTGGCAGAATCATGCACGTTGACCATGCTTACAAAGATGAAGATGGGCAGATGATTCGTCGTTTAAGGACAGGTAAGCATATCGAGAGCAATCGCGGCTATGTCGAGTGTAATTCACTTGAAATTGAGTTTGAACATGGGATTGGCGATGTTGATACACCAAACCCACAAGTGATGTTCCGCGTTTCCCATGATGGCGGTTATACCTGGAGTAATGAGCAGAAGAAAAGCGCAGGGGCAACAGGGGATTATCAATCAAGGGTGGTATTCAATCGACTTGGTACAGCTAGAGACTTCGTGTTTGAGGTAGCGGTTACTGACCCTGTTAATTGGGTGATGGTTGGCGCGTATGCCGATATGAAGGCTGTAACATGAGCGTACCACATCCACAGTTTAATGACGTGGCGGTTGATGATACTGGCACATTCACCTTTTTCTGGATGGATTGGATGCAGCGCGTTTACCAGGCATTAGGTCTTGTAAATCGTACCGATACAGCATTAACACCACATACATTCACTGCGATTGCAGCAGGTGTAACACAATCAATGGCTGTTACCATGAAAGGCACAACAGCCAATGATGACGTTACAATAGGCTTGCATACGTTGGATATAGGACTTGTTTACCAGGCTTATGTAAGCGCAAACGATACCGTGACTATTACTTGCACGAATACAACAGCAGCAAGCATTACACCAACGGCAGGAAGCATAAGAACAACAGTCAGGAGTTTTGAATGATTACCGTTATCGAACCAACTATTGAGCATATCGTAAACCTTGCATCGGATAGAACAGGTGCAATCTCGGCAGACGAATTGGCACAGATGCTCTATGGCGGCAATGCAA